ATGATTATCTGATTATTATGGGAATGATTGTGTGAATGATTGTGTGAATGATTATCTGATTATTATGGGAATGATTGTGTGAATGATTATCTGATTATTATGGGAATGATTGTGTGAATGATTGTGTGAATGATTATCTGATTATTATGGGAATGATTGTGTGAATGATTGTGTGAATGATTTGTCAACCCACTATGAGAATATGATTGACTCGAATTTCGATCATGAAATATGTAGTGATATCAGCTATTTACGTGAATATGCAATAAAATCAGCTATTTATAACGTCGCATAACATATATTATGTAAACTAATCATAATCTGTGTACCCCTCCCATACATCGTAAGTTACTGATTTTATTGATAAAAGTATCCCCTACTTTTATCTCGACGACTACCCCGTGTTTTTTTGAGACGAGTATCCAACGCAAAATTTTTTCTATTTCCATGTTTCTCACCACATCTATTTCCATGTTTCTCACCACATCTATTTCCATGTTTCTCACCACATCTATTTTCATGTTTCTCACCACATCTATTTTCATGTTTCTCACCACATCTATTTCCATGTTTCTCACCACACATAATACACAACAAAGCACAGCACAAACATTGTGTCTCCATTGCTCCGTGCCTCTTGTTTCCTTAAGGAGTGAAGTGCTCCGTGCCTCTTGTTTCCCTAAGGAGTGAAATACAATTTTATTGACATGACACACATACACATGTTACCAAAGTAAAAAACACAATCGGAAGGGAGGAAAAGGAATGACCAGAAGGAGAAGAAGTTATCGTGAGGAAGGGGATGGACTTTACCAAGAGGAACGAGATTTAAAGGTAGCTGTACCTGATTCTATTGCAATTCCTACCATTATATGGGATGCTGTTCCTAATTGCAGTGTTCACTGTCAGGCATATAATATATGTAGTGTGAAGGATAAGGATCCACATATGCCTTGCCAACCTCAATTGGATTATATTGATAAGATCTATCAGGCTATTACAAGGGCTTATGGGAAGAGACTGTCTGATGGAACGTTAATAAGGATAGGAATGCATTTAATTCCGTTGTATAGGTTGTTAATACGGTTGAAGATCTATGAATTGGGGTTGGATAAGGTAGATGTGGAAACCGCAAAAGGAGGAACAACCATTAATCCCGTGTTCAGGGAGCTTAGAGAGCTTATTATACGGATTGATAGGATATGGAAGGATATAGGAATAGGAGAGATTGGAGAGGGTCTTGATCCGGGGGGTTTCACAGAGGGTATGGAAGAGGATGGATGGACTCCTATGGAGAGAGATTCGGAAGGAAAACCGGTGAGCAGTATTAAAGGAGGGAGGTAGTGACCACATATAAGGATTTTGGGGAAGGAATGTGTTTGTGGTGTGAGGATAGGGTTTTTGTTCCTATATATCCGGAAGGATCTATTGTGCAGAAATGGGTAAGGATAGGAGATCTACCCAGGGAGGAACACGCTGAAACAGGAAAATCATATTGGGAACTGTGGTGCAAGCAGAAGGAGATATTTAAGGAGGCGTTGAAGGAAGATCCTGATAATCCGGGAAGATTTTTTTACAGGTTGATCGTATTGTGCTGGCCTCGTGGAGAAGGTAAGAGTTTGGGTGCTTGCTTAATACAGTTATGGAAATTCTTTAATTGGCCGCGACAAAAGATAATGTTAGGAGCGAATAGTAAGGATCAGATTAAGTTTGCACATTACGATATCATGAGGGATATTATTATAAACTCTCCTGATTTGTATAATAGAGTCGGTCCTAAGAACTTGCAGGAGAAGGAGATTCACTTGGTGGATAGAAAAGGGCATGTCAAATCTATAATTAGGAGCATATCTTCTTTTACTGGTGTTCTTTCTAATATTACTGGATACACCTTCTCTGAGATTTATGATATGAAAAAGCCGCGATTCTTTGTACAATTAGATGGCAGTATAAGGACTATTCCGAATGCTTTAGGTGTTATTGATAGCACTGTTAGTGGTAAGGAACATGTGCTATATAATATGTATCAGTCGGCGGTTATGGGTAAGACTAAGCGAGTTTTCTATTCCTATAGAGGTGTAAAGAAAGGAATACCGGAAGAATATTGGAACCCGAACATGACCGGGGATCAGTTGAATGATTATCGGGTGAAGTTTCCTTTTGGAGAGTTCGAAAGATATTTTTTGAATTTGTGGTCCGCGGGTATGGACAATGTTTTTAGCGAGGAGATGGTTGAGGAAACAGGAATTACAGGAGTGGACGGATTGTTATTGAATCATAAGGAGATTTATTCCCTGTTGGAACATAGGAATCATTTGATTGAGGTGTTGAAGGATACGCAAGGTAAGGGATTTAGAGAGACGGCGGAGCAGGAGCAGTCAAATATTACGGCGCTTAATCTACGGTTTGATAAGGTGGAATCGATTTACAGCTTAACCGATCCTTTTGGAAAACCGCAAATGGCGATGATGGAGGATCTGGAGAAGATGGGGGATGTTTTTGATACTTATTGGGCTATACTGGCTGGAACAGACTTTGGAGACCCTTATGTTGTGCGTGGGCAGGCGAGGACGATCTTGGGGGTATTGGCGAAAGGATTACCTGGAAGCAGGACGAAGCCACATATCTTTCATCCTGATGAAGTGGCACCTAAGTATTTATATGTATTGTTATTGCTGGAGCATGTAGTGGATCACTCTCTGAATAGGGTGAAGACCCTATTGGAAGATGTGGATAGTGAGTTTGGAGGTCTTGATTCTTTGTGTAGTGAGCGGTATGGAGCATGGGATATGTTGGAGTGGTGTGATGCGAGGAGCATACGCTTTGAGCCCATATACCCGAATTATGATAGGCAAAAGGCTGCCTTTAAGGAATTGTTAGAATCAGTAAGAGATGGAAGATATAAGCTTCCTGCTTTGTCGGTGCCGGGATCAAAGAAAATGGATTTGCACAGGGAGGAGATGTTGGAATTTAGTCATGATGCTGAGGCGCGAAAGTTTGGAAGCAGTGAGAAGATGGAGAAGGGGGGCGTACAGGATGACTCTATATATGCCATAGGTTGGGGTATGTATGGAGGGCGCACATTGAATGTTGATGACTTTCGGAGCAGAAGTCGGATACAGTTTTTTGGATCTGTCCAACAAGGTCGTGGCTTAGTTGGTGATTACCGTGCGGCTTGAAAAAGTGCTTGACAATACTTTTTTCTTGGTTTATAGGATGAAGAGATGTTACTGGTTTTATTTAATGCTTACCTTTTAGGAGAGCTTTGATGCCAAAATGACAGACGCAGATTCCTTACAAAATACCACCACTCTGTCCTCCGAGGCCGTGGAGTACCTTGGTAAGATGCCTGCCGAGGTACTCCAACGGATTTCCTTTTCCATGCCCTGGCAATATGATTCAGGAGAATATCGTGATCCTGATAAAAGCACCTCAAATGCAGATTCTATAAAGGGGGACAAGCAAACCAGAGACTCCATACAAGGAGAGTGTTGGGATAAATTTAATAAGAATCCTCAGATAAGCACTAATGTGAGAGGAGTTGCTGGCAGACTTGCAGGATGGGGTTTCGAAACAACTTCGGAGATTTTTGAGATACAACAGGTTATTGAAGAGATTGAAGAAGATCCCAGGAATAGATTGTATAATTATTACCCAAAATGGGTGGCGAGAGCAATTATTGAAGGTGAGTTGCTGGTTTGTTTGACATTACATCTTGATGGCTTTGTGGAAGTCGATTATATTGATCCAAGTACTCTTTCCGATAAAGGAGATAACAGTACGGGCATCTTTTTTCACCCGGACAAGCCTTTATTTCCCCTTATGTACTCTTTTACCAGTGAAAAAGGTAAGGAAATTGCACAAATACCGTCTATATTTCTTGGACGGTACCCTGATTTGCTCTCACAAATCTCTGGACATAAGGATTACAGCAGAGCATTACAGCAGAAGGCGCGGAGTCGTAAGCACATCTACAAGAAACTCGGTGGATATTACAAGTTCATCGTTAGTTGGGATCGCGGCTTTATGACTCGTAGGACTGTATCTTACCTGAGAACCGTACTTTCTTGGCTCAATCACTATGAAAACTTGAAGAAATACGAGATTGATCATAAAAAAGCATCTGGAGCATATGCGTGGGTGTTCTCCTTTGAAGACCCCAGGTCGTTTAAGATTTGGCTTGCGTTAGATGATACTGATAGAAGAAAGACAGGGGTTATGCAGGAGATCACTCCAGGTAGTAGGTTGGTGCTTCCTCCGGGCATGAAAGTCCAACCCGAAAATCCTAACTTGACATCCATCAAGGAACAAGATACGGATATATTTCATATGGTCAGTTCCGGTTTGAATGAAGCTGAGGATGTGACTACGGGGGCCGCAAAGGGAACATTCGCTTCTGTTAAGGCGTCTCGCGGTCCTATGTCAGATAGAATATCAGATGAGGTTGCTTATTGGGATCGCTTTCTGAAGTTTGATTTTTGGGGCAGTATCTTTTTCCTGAGAGCAGCCATTGACAAATTCCAGAAAACCTTTATTGTAGAGGAAGCAATAGATTTTAATGAAAATAAAGAACCTGTATTAAAAGGCGTTAAACGGAGACCAGAGAAATTAATTGAGATACAATATCCTGTTTCTGAAACCATTGACTATGAATCAAGAGCAAGGGCGTTTCTTGGAGTTAAGCATGGACCATTCAGTCCTTCTATTGGAGTGCCAAACTCTGAGGTTGCAAGAAGATTAGGTATGGGTGGATATGGTAGAATGCGCTTACAAAAAGCTACTGAGGATGAGAAGTATCCTGAGCTTGTGTATGAGCAAGGTGTGGATGCGGAGTCGTTACAAGAAACGGTTGAAGGAGAACCAAGCAAAAAGGAATAAAGATGCCCTGGACCGCTGCTGACGCACCCAAAAAATGTAAGGGTGATGATCGTGCCAAGTGGGCGAGCATCGCAAATGCTATTTTAAGAGATTGTATAGCAGATGGAGGTACTGATAAGTCTTGTGCACCGAGGGCGATTAGAATAGCAAATTCCAAATTTTCAATAGGAGAAGTGAGGATGAAAAAATTATCAAATGTTCCAAAAGGTGCTTTAAGACTTGTTGATGTGGGTTGTCATGCCCTTGCTATCGGAGGGGAGGATGACAAACCAAATGAACTTGAAATGACCGTTTATAGTGGAGGCATTATAAAAGACCATTTTTATTGGGGGGATCTTGCAATTGATCTTACAGGTTTGAGCTTTCCAAAATCGAGATATCCCGTGCTTGAGGAACATGATAATGATAAAAAGATTGCTTTTACAGGCAAACCATCAATCGATAATGGTAAACTCGAACTTAATCCCAAAACTACAAAATTTATTAGTACTCCTGAGAGTGAAGAATTTCAGAAGCTTTCCGCTGAAGGTTTTCCTTATCAAGCATCGATGTATGCAGTTCCGAGTTCTGTTGAACATGTTGAGAATGGAGAATCAATTAAGGTTAATGAGTTGACATTTAAGGGACCAGGTAGTATATGGCGTAAGACTGAATTTCGGGAAGCATCTGTTTGTGTATTTGGTTGGGATACCAAAGCAAAGGCTTCAGTGTTTTCGAAAACGGAAACTGAGGATATAGACTGTGAGGAGTTTTCCTCACAACCTGGGGATGATGCTCAGGATGACATTAATTTTAAGTTGGAAAAGGGAGGTGACAAAAAGATGGATCTAAAAGAGTTAGAGGAAAAGCATCCTGAATTGGTAACAACGCTGACGAAAAGAGTTACAGAAGAGGTTACGACCACACTCCAAGTTAAATTTGATAAAGATCTAAAGGACGAGAAAGACAAGTTTGACAAGGAGAAAGAGGGTCTGGAGACCCGTTTGTCGGCAAGTGAGGAAAAGACCCTGAACCTTGAAAAGAAGGAAGATATGCGCCACGAAAGAGAGCAGATCATCCTTGCGGACAAGATTTGGGACACGGCCCTTGCAGCAAGTCAAATTGCGGAGCACATGTATAGTAAGATTCGTCAGCATGTCTCGCACGCCAAATTCATGAAGGATGGCGCACTCGATGTTGAAGTATTTACAAAAGCGGTTGATGAGGAAATCAAGGATTGGGAGAAGGATGGTGTTACTACTCCAGTGCTCGGTACCGGCTTCAGTCAGAGAGATGTGGAAGGCTCTGAGGCCAAAAAGGCTCTGGAGATGGCAAAGAAAGATGAGGACACCACGAATACACTATTGGCGCACGCTGGCCAAAAAACAGAGGAAAAGAAAGAGTAGGAAGGAGGTGAGATTGTATGGCAGTAGGACAAGACACACCGCACATACTATATGGAGCGCAGGAAGATTATAAGAAGTTATACTACTCTAATCCTGACGCCGCTTTAAAGGTTGATATTACAATTGGGCCTGGGTATGGTGATTTGAAGATGGGTACAGCCCTTTGTATGAACGACTCGGCGGCCGGCAATGATGGTAAGTTTCTCCCTTATGATCCGACAGCGACTATAACAGGTGCGGAAGACGCTCCAGGTAGAGCTTATTTGGTGCAGGATTCAGGAACGACTGCAACTGATTTGTATGTCACAATCAATGATAGTTACAAATTCATTGTTGGTGACGACGTTATCATCAATGACGATGATACCGCGGCTGAAAACCTGGGAGCGATTACGGCAATTGATCGTACAACATATACACATATGGCCAAGATTACGGTTACTACGGCGACTGGCGAGACTTCCTTTACGACCGCTGATTTTGCCTACATTACAATCGAAGGTTATGATACGTGTGATGGCATTCTTGAGAAATCAGTTAGCACTGGCTTAGGTGAGGATGCTCAAGGAGCACTTGCGGTGCTCATCATAAGTAATGCTGTGTTGTACAAAGGTGGTCTTCTTAATGTTGATTCAAATGCTATAACTGATCTTTCCGCGGTTTCAATTGGAAAGTATCTTGTAATTAAGTAGGAAGGAGGTGAAGAACATATGCCGAGAGGATTAGGCGATATATCAAGTTTAAGGCTGGAGGTATTGCAGGGATTTGTTACAAAATACATGCGACCTCCTAATTTGTTAATGATGAACCTTTTCGGAAGTTCAAACTCTCCTTCTAGTACTGTTAAGTGGGAGAGCCAGGAAGGTGGACGAGGCATGTCTCCCTTTAAGCCGCCTGGAGCCCCGACTCAGTTGACAGCTCCGTTTGGACTTGCACAACATTCTGCGGAAGCTGCCTTTTGGGGAGATAAAATGTATTTTGATGAGGAGTTTTTGAATAATCTCCGAAAAGAAGGTACTGAGGCAGAGTATCTTGGGGCGGAACAGCGCCTCGCCAGAGAGCTTGCAGGTATAGTGATTCGTGCCAGCCGAAGAAAGGAATGGATGTTTGTGAAAATGCTTATGGCCGGTTCATTTACCTATAAAGCAACTGGTGGAGTTAAAATCTCTGTTGATTACGATATTCCTTCAGATCATAGTGTCACACTTGCCACGGCAGATAAGTGGCAGTCAGGCACAAACAGGGATATTTTGAATAATATAATCGATGGTAAGAAAAAGATCTCTGACGATACCGGGATGCCTACTACTCATGCTGTTTTCAATTCCACGGTTTTGAAGTTTATGGCGCAGGATCCTTCAATACAAACTCTGTTGCAGAAAACAACATTTGGACGGGGTGATTTGTTTGAAGGTGACGTGAATAAGATCGTGGGCGCAAACCCCAAGGTTATTGGTGGTTTGCTTGATATTCCTAATTTCGTTTGTTACGATGAGCGTTACGAGGTAAGAGCAAATTTGACCGCTGTGGTAACAGCGGACTCAACTACCACCATTTCTGTGGATGATGTAACTGATTTTGAGGTGGGGGATACGTTGCGGTTCGTGGATGTCTCTGCTAATACATGGGAGGAGGAAACGATTTCCGCTGTTAATGTTGAGGCAGGCACGCTAACGGTGTCAACAGCGCCGGCAACCAGTTATAAAGCAATTCAGGATTATGTGACTGTACGCAGAGCCTACCTGCCGGATGACAAGTTCCTTATGTTTGCCAGTCAGGTTGATGGTCAACCTATTGCAGAGTATAAAGCTGCTCCGTTTGGACTCAACAGAAATTGGGGCCAAGATACGGATAGGTGGGAGGTTAAAGATCCCGATGGGGTCTTTATACGGGTACAGGATAAAGGATTGCCCGTGCTTTATCAGAGGGACGCAATGTACATCCTTGATGTCAACTAAGGGAAAGGAGGTGTAACTATGAAACAAGATAGATTGCCTCTGCCCAGTGTTACTTTTGGTGAGTTTGTGAATCAGGAGGTTATGGGGCCGATGGTCTCAGCAATCTCAGGTGAGCTTACCGCCAGCGTAAAAACCGCCACGCTTGGCGCCGCAAAGAAGTCCGGCACTGTTCGGGATGCATGGTTTTCAGTTGGTGCAAGTGGTAAGGATGACGATGATACCTTATCCGTGGCACTTAATGTTTATATTAATGGTACCACATGCCTCTCAACTAATCCGGTCATTGCTCATGTAAGTGGTGAAGTAAGCCAGCAAAAGACGACGGCAGCTACTGGTGACACGGGAGTCACACAAGCGGCTATAGACCACTCAGCGGATGATGTTGTAGCAGGAGATGTTCTAACCTACGATCTTACGTTGACAAGAACATCCCCGACGACGGAAATGCAATCTCCGGTTGTTGTGGTTGAATTAGAACCTAAACTTTAAATAGGAGGTACAATCGATGGACGTCGAAAAAATTGAGTTTTTGGTCACTCTAAAGACCGGGAATGTTGTGTATGCTAAAGGCACAACAATGGAGCTTCCATTTCCTTCAGCCGTTATGGATGAAATTAGAGCACAGGATCCGAGAGTGCCAACTATACGTATTTTGCATCGTGTGGGTGGTGCTCCGGTTCCTACGGCTGAGCCGAAGAAAGAGAAGGTGCCTGCGCCTACTCCAATATCATCTGAGGATGTTAAGCGGGTTCTGATTGAGGATGGTTTGGTGATTGGTGCTAAAGATGGGGTTGTAATCACAGAAAATCCTGATGGCACCCGAACGGCAAAACTTGTACTTAATCTTGCAGTAGAATTTGAAACTCCACAACCTGATACTGTGTTGAAGATTGAACCGAAGAAAAAAGGTAACAGATCCAGAAGAAAGGTTGGAGAAAAGTAAATGACCACCAAGGCAGAAATGATAGTTTTGATCACGGCTGAGGTTAAAGGTCTTTCATCTGAGTTTGAGTCCGATGATTATACCAATGCTTGTAATGACGCCGCGAGAGAAACAGGTTGGGCATTTCCGGTCACTACTGATTTTAAAATATTTTGGCAGAAGCAAAGAGCCAAACGTCATTTATATTCCTACTTGTTGGCGGAGAAATCTGATGAATTTAAGGTACGACAGATCAACCTTCAACAGTCGTTTGAACACCTGATTAAAATGGTTGCAGATATGGATACTGCCTTCTTGGCGATTCAAGAGAGCCGCCCAGAGGAATTTGCAGGTGTGGATGCTTACAAGATGTTTGGCACACAAATTGATGCCGGTTTCCAATATGATGATCTTGGAAAAGACACAACATATGGAGACAATAATGCTGTGTTATTCAATCCTACTGAGAGTTAGGAAATGAGCGCTACCGATAGCATAAAAAATGCTTTAGAAAAAGCCGGGTTTGGCGTTACCTATTTGAGGAGTTCAGGAAACGTATCTGGTGAATACATGGATGCGGAACCAAATGCTCAGATAACCAAGCCTTTCATACGAGAGTTTTTTCAAGAAGTTATGCTCTCCTATGATACTGTAGCAAATGTTGGTGAAGTGATTAGAAATGATGTCACCAATGATTGCTTTCTGTTGATGAATAAAACAGCGTCAATTCTAAAAAATGATGTTATATTTTTTGATGGTGTTCTTTATAAATGCAATGTTTCCGGTGAGTTATTTCGTCCATCTGGAGAGGCTGGATGGGATTCAAGTTACAGGAAAACAACCTCATGGGAAACAATAGAATCCGATTGTTATGCATTGCAAACAGAGCCTTTGCATGGTATTGAACTTGGTGTTGATGAGGAACTTGCAAATATCGGGATAGAGAATCACGAATTGTATATTCCATCTTCTATAGGGATTCAACAACTTGATCGATACCAACCTATGTCTGGAGAGTATTATAAAGTCAATTCTGTAAAGAAGAGACGTTTTCCAGGTGTAGATGTTGCATTACTTGAGGAAGACACGAGAAGCTAATCTTTTTGTTGGACCAAGAGGGTTTAACATCAGCTTGTCGAAGTCAAGAGGACTTTGATGTCAAGATTTTACACACAAAGATCACCTAAGACAGTAATGAAAGTGTGGGGTTGGGAGCTTTGGATCACCAATTCTAAACTTTATTGTGGTAAGATATTACATTTATTAAAGAATTATTGTTGTAGTTATCATTACCACAAAGTGAAGGATGAGACTTTTTACATATTAAAAGGTTCTGTCAGGATGAATATCGAAGGCTCCGTGACCAATATGCTTCCAGGAAAATCTATTCATATCAAACCTGGAACAAAACACCAGTTTCTTGGGTTAGAGGAATCTGAAATCCTTGAAATATCAACCCAACATTTTGATTCTGATAGTTATCGATTATCTAAAAGTAGGAAATTATGAAAACAGTTTTCACTAACGGTTGTTTTGACCTATTACATGCAGGACACATTTCTTTATTATCAAAAGCACGAGAGCTTGGAGATAGGCTCGTTGTTGGTCTAAATTCCGATGCATCTATTTGTGATTTAAAAGGTGTGGAAAGACCTATTGTTAATGAGAAGGATAGACTGGATCAATTGTATGCACTTGAATGTGTGGATGAGGTCTATGTTTTTGATAGTGAAGAAGATCTTCTTGATCTGATTATGGATATCATGCCTGATATACTTGTGAAGGGCAAGGATTGGGAAGGTAACCCGATTACTGACGCTAATTTTGTTTACCAAAATGGTGGAAAAGTGGTTTTTATTGATTCTGAGTCGGATATCACAACCTCGAAATTAATAGAGGAATTGAAGAAATGAAGATTTTAGTGGTGGGTGATTTGATGCTGGATCATTATGTTGCAGGAGTAGTTGAGAGACAATCTCCTGAAGCTTCTATTCCGATTTTAAAACAAACCAATGAATGGTGGTCTTTGGGTGGAGCAGGAAATGTTGCTGCTAATTTAGCAAGTTTAGGAGCCGAAACGTGGTTTGTCACTTCCATGGGTAAGGATAGTCAGTATGCCCGAATAATTACCGACCTTTTGCAAGAAAAAAATATTCATTGGAGTTTTGTGATTTCAGAGCAAACCACAACCAAGACCAGGTTTGTGATTAAAGGAACGTATGAGCCTATGTTACGGGTTGATACGGAGAGTATAAAGCCAATCAATATGTTTCGCAAGGCGTCTCCGTTTTGGCCTGATATTACAGAGGATCTTGACGTTGTTATTGTCTCTGATTATGCAAAAGGTGTTGTGACGAAGCGTTTGATGGAAGAGGTTAGAACGCTTGATGTTCCAATTATTGTTGATCCTAAACCTGTGAATGCACACCTCTATAAGGATGTGTATATGATTTGTCCTAATGCAATGGAATGTGATAGAATGATTGAGCTTTTTCCTGCATTTTTGGAGGACTTAAATTATGGTTATATAATCAAAACCTGTGGAAGGAGAGGTCTTGAAGTTTTTGACACGTTGAGAAAGCACCACACTATAATTCCTTCCGAAGAAATAAATGTTGTTGATGTTTGTGGAGCAGGCGATACAGTGACGGCGGTGATGGCAGTTTGTAAAGCGATGAATATGGATATACTCAAATCAGCAGAGATAGCTTGTCGCTGTGCTGAGTACGTTGTAACACAACCAGGAACCATAACAATTCCAAGGGAAAAGTTTGAGGAATATTTAACATGAAAAATATTTTGTTTGTAGGAGATCATCCATTTGCAAAAACAGGTAATGCGAAAATGTTACGGGCCTTGATATCCCAATTGGACCCCACGAGGTTTTGTCCATCCGTTATTGCCCTGAAACAAGGTTTTATTGATTATGGACCATCTTTATTTAAAACATTGCCTTTTTTTCTTCTCGAACACCCATCAGTAGGGGAGGTAAATTGGGGAAGTGAAATAATACTTGATTTATTGCAAAGATCGGAAGAGATTGATTATTTTGTTATAGTCGGTCTTGATATTTGGAGATATTGCCAAATATTTGATAAGATAAAGGAAATTCAGAGAAAAAGGAAGTTTAAGTTCATTTTTATCTTTCCTTATGATTCACAGAATGTAAGGAAAGACTGGATAGAATGGATAAAGAATATTGAATATCCTTGTGTATATTCAGAATATGGTTTTAATTTGATAAAAGATCATGTTCCAGGTTTGAGATATTTTAGACCTCCTTTTCAATTACCTGATAATTGGAGACCTTATGACGCAGAAGAAAAGGCCAAATTCCGTAAAATTTTATTTCCAACCGTCTCAGAGGATGATATCATCTTTGGCCACATTGGACCAAACCAATTCAGAAAAGATCCTTTACGTCTACTTAAAGCCTTTTCCATCTTGAAGAGAAATGCAAAAAATGTGAAATTGTATTTACATATGGATCTACAAGATGGACCTTTCAATATTATACAAAGTGCTGAAGATTATGGAATAAAGCAGGGGGATTTATTGACAAAACCTTCCAATGTGGTTTTCAAGGCCAACGAAATGACATCTTTTTATAATGCTATGGATGTTTTTATGAATTGCACGTTGCAAGAGGGTTTATCATGGACTGTACTTGAAGCCATGTTATGTGGAACGCCTGTCATTGCCTCTGATTCAACGGCACATGTTGAACTCCTTAAAAATATTAGTATTTTGGTTCCATGTGAAGAACTCACACATATCCCAACTTTTGGTGAGAGAGGACAGATGTGGGGTGAAGCAAAATGTTGCAGGCCAGAAGATATTGCTGCCGCCATGTTTGAGATGGTAGAAAATAAAAAATTAAGAAGTGATTCTGCCAACCTTGGTAGAAGGAAGGCGCTTGGTTGGCTTGAAGGTGTTTTGAATATAAATGATTTATTGGAAGAGATTGATGCTACTTCAGTGGAAATTAAAACAGCAGTTAAGGAAGCTGTTTTGTTTATTCAGCATTCGGCGGCAGGTGACGTTTTGATGACCACTCGTTGTTTTAAGGGTCTTAGAGATCGTCATCCTGGCAAGCCTTTTCATTATATGACTCAGGAAAAATATTGTGATATTCTTGTAAATAATCCTTATGTTGATGAGGTAATCCCTTGGGACGAAAGACAATCTAAGAATTATGAATTTGTATATAATCCTCATGGTGAGAGAATACTACCGGGTCATTGGGGTCGTAATTCAAATAGTGTCCTCGCTGATTTTTATTGGAAATTGTTACTGTTGGATAAACCTGATGATTTTTTCATTGATTTAAAGGAACCTCCTGAGGATATAGCAAAACAGGTGAAAGAATGTCAGTTACCTATTTGTATTTTACACACGCAAGGTGGGGACAGTCATTTTAGGACATACGAATATATGGGAGATGTTTGTAAAGGTTTGGAAGATAAATTTATCACAATACAAATTGGAGGCATC